TTACTTCTGATTTACTGCCTGGGGCATCTGTGGGGCATTTCCTCCAAAATTAGCGTTCAGTATGCTCATCTGATCCACATTGTTATCGTTCATCCATTTCCCGTAAACGCTGTAAACCATCTGCGCCGAATTGTGCCCCATCTGAGATGCTATGAAGTTAGGGTTGGCACCGGCACTTAATGCCCAGCAAGCGTATGTGTGTCGAGACTCATACGCCTTCCTGTGCTTAATCCTCGCGCGCTTCAAAATTTCATTCCAGGTAGCACCGAAAGAGCCAGGTGCATACCAGTCACCACCTTTCCCGTTTCTTGCCGTTAGCCGCGGCACAAATACGAATGTGCATAAGTCCATCCGTGTCCTGCCAAATTCCCTCAAATTAACTTCTATGTGGTGCTGCTTGCCCATCCTTGTGTATGCCATTTGGCTTTTTAGAGCCTCTATCGCCGGGAGAGTCAGGTTTATCACCCTATTGCCTGAATCCGTTTTAGGCGGCGTAAAGTGATCCTTAATTGCCATATTCCGCGATACCGTTATTGTCCAGTTCACCATGTCGATATCTTCCCAAGCTAGGGCGCATATTTCTCCGTGCCGCATGCCGATAGCCACCACCCGCCGCCGTATTCCTTGGCACGCTGAATGAGCACCCACCGACCGGGCGTGATGCGGTGATGTATCTCGCCGCGATAGATGATTAAGTAGTCCGAGTCTTTGCTCATGACGCACCCCAAAATAACTGTATTTATATACAGTAAATTGGGGTGGGCGCGCTGTCAATTAGTGGTGAACGCGGTGCGGATTTGGGCGTCAGTCGTCATACTCTTCCCAACGGTGAGCTTATTTATCATCGTCGCTATCACTGAGAACAAAAATGGGTTTTCTTGTTTATGATCGCTGATAAAAAATGGTAGGCAATTGATAAAATTGGCAAATACACGCTATTGGGACATGATCATTTCATTGGCCGACAATCAATTGCTCAGAGGTTTCTAAACAATCATGCGGTTTTTGTGCGATAACTTTCCCATAATCAAAAGCCCTTCCTAATTTATTTATAGACACAGCATCGCCAGAGTACTTACTGGATGTTTTGGCGTATTTTTCAGCTAAATAGGTTTCCCAGTCGCCAGTTTCTCTTCCCATGTACCCGTAAAAGCAGGCGTTATAAATGTCAGTGAAAAATTCTTTCGGCAAGGGTTTTCCACGACTCCACTTCAACGAGCCATGCCTGTCAATCGACTCAGCGTCATCAAGGGACTCCTTGCTCCAGCACAAACCAGTTCCTTCATTGCCAAAATTTTCGTTCTCCAAAAAACCCTTTTCATTTTTTGTCCAAACGCACCTTACACCCGTTTGCTTATGAATGGTCACTGCATACGGTTTATCAAGGCCTTTTATAATTTCATCGAAACTATCCGCCAATGAATGCTGGCTAAATGCAAGCATGACCACTCCAGCTGCATATAGTTTGCCTGTCACTATCAATCTCCCTTTCTAGCGAGTCTTTAATAAAGAATGGAGGGTTTCATTGATGATATCTACAAAATTTTCAATGCATCTTAACTTTGGTTATCATCTGGGCGCCGAATTGGTTAGGAATCTCGCACCGCATTGACGCAGCTCGGCGGCTAACAGTTGGAGATAAAGTGCTGCCGAGCGATGATGTTCTGCTGCGATGGGCGCTTCTTTCTCACTACGCTCAGCAAGCTGATTTAATTCCGCACTGGCTGCATCTATCCCCTGCGCCCGCACTTCGCGCAGGAATGCGTCCGTGGCGGGGCAGATTGTTTTGAGTTGCGCCTCACAGTCATCAATAGAGTCGTGGAAAATCTCTCCATGTTCCTCAAACAATCGGTCATCTGTTGCATTGGCCCAGCCCTTAGCTAAATCCTTCAGTGCCGCATTCTCCGCAGCCAACTGCTCGCACTGCTTCGTCTTTTCGCGCAGCGCCAGAGTGGTAACGTCGAGCTTATCCGCCAGTCGGACAATCATCTTCGCGATATCCAGCAGCGGCGTATTGCTGTCGAGGCACTTTCTGGTCAGGTCTAAAGCTAATGACCTTTAACTGGAAGCTCATCCTCTTCGCCACAATGAGTTTGCTGCTGGCAATCGCTATTGTCATCGCCAGTCATTACCGGACGGCGCTCACAAAAACAGAGGCATCTTTAACCAAAGTTAATCGTGAATTAAATCTGGCTAAAGACACCATCAGCGACATGCAGACTCGCCAGCGCGATGTGGCCGCGCTCGACGCAAAATACACACAGGAGCTTGCAGATGCTCAGGCGACTATCGATCAGCTGCATGATGACGTTGCTTCTGGCAAGCGTCGGTTGCAGCTCCACGCGACCTGTACGAAGCAATCCGCCTCCGGCACCGCCAGCCTGGATGATGCAGCCAGCCCCGGACTTACTGACTCCGCTGAACGGGATTATTTCACCCTCAGGGAGCGGATCGAGACCGTGACCAGGCAGTTGAGCGGATTGCAGGCGTATGTTCGGGAGCAGTGTTTGAGATAAAAAAAAGCCCCATGGCTGGGGCGACGACAGGATAGATATTTTCTCTTTTTATAATTATTAACGCAGCGTTGACTTGTTTTCCCTGATGCTTTTTCTCGCAAGACATTCCTGTCTGTATGGTCTTCATCCCTGCGACTCACAGACCTTGTTTGTAGGAGCCACTCCACCAACAAGATGGAAATAATCCTGGCCGATATATTCAGCTTAACAAGCGGCAGGCATCTTTTATAGGAATAGTCCGGGGATAATTGTACGGTGAGCGACCTGATGTACAGATAGGCAAGCCGTTATATAGAAGCGTTCTCAAAACATAGTGAACCACTAAACATCACAAGGCGCATTTGCGAGTGCGCCTGATGATGATATTTTGATCACTGTTGAAACAGGAGGTCATATGTCAGGCGAATCAATCAGCATTAAATAAGTTTATGAGTTAGCAAGGAAAATAATTCCTGAAGGCCATCTAGCTGTAGAAATTTGGGACATAGGGTTACGTTTTGTTTGGGAATCGGAGTCAAATAGCGGATCCGCTTTCCTGCAAGAGCCTCTCAACAAAATTTCTGCATCAACCATCTTAGGTTTTCTGGACGCTGAATTTAAAGAGCCTAATTACTCAGAAAATGGCTCAACACACTAACCGCCTTCGGGCGGTTTTTTCTTGGGGCAAACATGGCTGAAACCTACCGCATCACCGTCAAAACCAAAACAGGCGAAACGCATGAAGGTCTGATGAAGCGATCTCAGCCCGAGATTATTAACGGCTTCATCGGCATCGCGCGTGAGGACGGCTCATGGGTATACCTGGCACCTGATAATGTGCAGGAAATGGAATACGTGCCCGAGCCGGATAAAGACGAACAAACATCGTAAGGAATGATTATGGCGACCGAATCAAAAACTGGCCGCCAAATAGCATAGCTATATATTACTCACGCTGAATCTTTTCCCATTCAGCCCTGTACCGTTCTTTTTCGTCAACGCAGGAAGGACACAAAAGTCCTCCATAATACATTTCATTTTCAACAGCGCTTTCTAACTCATCGCCCTCAAGAAGTGCCTGACAATCATTATGATGTCCGCCAGGGTTAGTAACCCCATCACACTTCTCGGTTAAAAACGGTTCCAAAACGGCCTTTTGCTTTGCAGATAGGCTGTCGTAACCATGATCAACCGCTCTCTGGGCTATGCCGGTAACCATCGTATTTTGATTATGAAAACGATCATGTTGCAGCATCGCATCAAGAAGTGATTCTGTAGACATGAAAACTCCTTTTAACTAGGAAGAATCATGGCACTCACAGACAAGCAAGAAATGTTCTGTCGCGAGTACCTCATCGATTTGAACGCTACGCAAGCGGCTATTCGGGCGGGGTACAGCGAAAAGACCGCCAATGAACAAGGCTCGCAAAACTTAGCGAAACTTAACATCCAGTCCAGAATCTCCGAACTGAAAGCAGAGCGCAATGATCGAGTCGAGGTTGATGCTGATTATGTGCTGAAACGCTTATTTGACATCGACCAGATGGACGTTGCTGACATCCTACTGGCTAACGGGGAAATCAAGCCGATTAAGGACTGGCCGAAGGTATGGCGCACAACACTTTCTGGAATTGACGTCATCGAGATGGCTGCCGCCGATAGTGCTGCCTTACTGAAGAAGATTAAGTGGCCTGACAAGGTTAAGAACCTTGAGCTTCTCGGCAAACACATTAGCGTGATGGCTTTCAAAGAGCAGGCCGCTCACGAGCATACCGGTAAGAACGGCGGCCCGATTGAAGTGGCCGCACTAACGAAAGATGAATACAAAGCTGCCCGGCGGGAGATGTTGGAGGATGACGACTGCTGAGCAAAAGAACTATGCGCGCCGGATAGAGTGCGAAGAGGACGGGCTATACTTTGCCCGCTACTTCTTCAAGCAGCGTACTGGCGGCAAGATGATAGTGGCACCTCATCACAAGGTTATTCAGCAAACGCTGGACAGAGTGATAGACGGCGAGATTAATCGGCTAATCATCAACGTTCCGCCTGGCTACACGAAAACAGAGCTGGCTACCATCAACATGATGGGGCGAGGGCTGGCGCTGAACCAGCGCGCCCGCTTTATGCACCTGTCGTACTCCCACCAGCTCGCATTACTCAACTCATCCACCGCGCGCGGCATGATCAAGTCACAGGCGTATCAGTCGATGTGGCCGATGGCGCTGCGGGATGATGCCGACAGCAAGGCGATGTGGTGGAACGAATACGGCGGCGGGGTTTATGCCAGTTCGGCAGCCGGGCAGGTTACTGGCTTTCGTGCCGGTCATATGGAGCCAGGCTGGCAGGGCGCGCTGCTTATCGACGACCCGGTTAAACCTGATGATGCTTATTCCGAGGTGGTGCGCGACGGCGTAAACAACCGTTTTAACGAAACCATCAAGTCTCGTCTGGCAATCGAAACGACGCCGATGATAGTGATCATGCAGCGCATCCACTATCACGACCTGAGCGGATACCTGCTGCGCGGCGGCTCCGGCGAGAAATGGCATCATCTGAATCTGCCGGTGATTATCGACAACAGCCAGGCGTATTCGGCGCAGTATCCGGAAAACACTCACGCTATTCCTATTGAGCATGGCCTGCCTGATGGCTGGCTCTGGCCGTTCAAGCACAACGAAAGCCATCGCGTTTCTCTTTTCTCGCACAGGCGTACCGCTGAAAAGGACCGAAAATCCCGCCGATTAAACGCTAACGGACAATCCATGACTGACAAATTAACACTGGCCGTCAAGACGGTTTTCACAAACCGTTTCTGGCGGGCACTCGCTGAGGCAGACCTTCGCCGGCTGGTGGGCCGCTATTCTGGTATCTTGCTGCATATACGCGACAACAAGGACTGGAACCTGCCCGCCACCACAGGAAAGGGGCTGCTCAACAGGCAAGCGTTACACTCTCGCGGCGAAAACGGAAGCGTGCGCATGGACTCGTTGCTGGTCATTCAGCGGGCATTCACTAAAGTGGAGTTTTTCGAATATGGCGTTGATTGAGCTTCAGCGTTTCCCGGGAACGCCAAAAGAACGCTACAGGGTGCCAAACGGCACCATTTTTTATGACTGGCTGAAGGGCAATGACGACACCTTTCACCGTGACCTGCTGATCATCCGCAACGGCGTGAAGCTGGGTGACGACGATGAGCTGGCTTTTGAGCTGAGCGAACTAGACCACATCCAGATTCACGACCAGCCAAAAGGGATTGTAGAAGATGTTCTGAGCCCGATATTTAAAGTGGTTGGGCAGGTTTTTTCCTTTCTTGCGCCAAAGCCAGCTATCGCAAACACTGGCGGGAATACAGTAGATTCTCCAAATAATAGCCTTACTGGACAGACTAACACCGCGCGCGTCTATAAAGCCAAGCCGGATATTTATGGTCAGGTGAGGTCATTTCCTGACCTTATTCAGGAATCTGTTTTCGAATATGTGCGTCAGAATGATAAAGATGGCGGACTGAAGTACGTGACAGAATGGATGTGCGTCGGAATCGGTAAGTACGATTATGAGTCTGTGCGCTACTCTGAATCGAGTCTGGGCTCGCTGGCCGGTGCCGAGTTTCAATTCTATCAGCCTGGAGAGGTCATTCCGCAGATTGTTGAAGGGTATGGCTTTGATGACGTAGATGGACAGGAGGTTCCCGGGCAGAACGAAGCGGGAGATTTCCCGATAGAAACGGCGACGGCAAATACCGTCGTCAGCGGGACATATTCCGGCGGCCAGATAGCCATGAAAATCGTGAAGCAATCCGACTTCGATTATTTCATGGGGTTAGTGCTGCCGCATGCCGTAACATTCACCATTAACGTTACGTACAGCACGGCTTCTGGCAGTGTCACTACTGACGCTACTTTCTCTGGCACCCTCATCTCTGCGGTGGAAACTAACAACGGGGCGGTTACTAATCCTGTTCGCTGGTACACTTTCACGATGAGCGACCTGCAGGGCCCTCAGGACATCCCGGCAAATGCCACCATCAACACTACGAAATTCATTCTCAACGATAACGAAGCGCTTGTTGTGGGGCCATTCTTCTCGCCAGTTGAATCTTCTCAGCTCTGGCTACACACGCAGTCGAGCCTGGGCGGTAAAAAACAGACGAACTGGAAAGTTGTTATCTGGAAAATCGACGATAATTACAACCAGATACCCGGCACGACCCAAACTTTCACGTATTACCAGGGGACTCCTCACGACCATACGAGCGAAGTTTTTTATCGCACAGATAAGATAACCCCGTCAGGTGGCTTCGGTAAATATGCGATCAGCTTTCAGCGCACTGATAACTCCAGCGATGCCTCGGTGCTAAAAGTTGAAGAGATTCACGCGATCAACATCAGGACCAACGTCGTTCATCCGACTGACACGCTGGTTCGTGTAAAAGTTCGGGCGACAGAAAACGCGCTGGGAAGTCGGGAGCGCAAATATAACGCCCTGGTGACGCGCCATACCATCACTTACAACCTGAACACGCAGACTGTAGATTACACGCTGCGTCCATCGCGATCATTCGCTGATGCTGTGGCGCATACCTGGCTCATTATGGGCGAGCAGTCGGTCAGCAGCATTGACCTTTACGGGCTGTACTCTATTGCTGAAAACCTGCCAGATGAGCGCTTGGGCTACTTCGACTACACCTTTGACGATGAAAACGACTCGCTCGGTGACCGCGTGCAAGCAATCTGTAATGCGGCATCGGTGGTTGCTTATTGGGATGACGGTGTGCTGACGTTCACCCGCGACCAGAAAGTTGATTATCCGGCGGCCGTATTCAACCGCGCCAACATGAAGACGGACGAGTACAAAATGACGTACGAGGCCACTCTTCCTGGCGGCTACGACGGCGTGCAGGTGTCCTACGTTCATCCGACTACCAACAACAAGACGTACATCAACTACCGCGTGCTGAACGGCGCTATTGTTGAGCAGGAAGCGGAGAACCCTAACAAGCTGGAGATAGTCGGATTCCGTAACGAGTACCAGGCGCGCGAGAGAGCGATGAGGGAGGTTAAACGCCTGATTTATTCCCGCGTGAAGATGAATGCCAAGGTGTTTGAAGATGGCATTATCCAGGTGGGTAGTGTCATTCAGATGCCCGACGTCTACGACAGTAATCAACAGCAGGGTTATATCACCGGGCGTGCCGGGAACAACTTCGATACCAGCGAGCCAATTACATTTACCGGCTCGATGTATGTGCTTGTCACCGACAGCCTGGGGAATCCGACGTTACGCTATCCAGCTTCGCCTCGAACGGACACTAAATACGGATTCACCGCGGCAATACCAAACATTCAGCTCAATATCTGGAATGGAGATACGGTGCAGCTCCCGTCGCGTTATCTCATCGCGACAGTGGAAGAGCTGGACAGCCAGTTATGGACTGTCAACAGCATCAAACCAAACACGGATAACACGGTATCACTGACTGTCGCGGAATACAGCGACGCCATCTACCAATAAGACATTCCCGACAATCCCAACCCGGCCATAGCGCCGGGTTTTTTTATGGAAAAAATATGGCTACGCAACCTACTAATAATCCAGTACCGAGTGAATCTCCGCGCGACCTGAAGTTCAACGCCGGTAAAATCGACGAGTTTGTTACTTCGCTTGTCACTACATATGTTGACCGTTTCGGTAATGAACATTACACAATAGAGGGCTTGAACCGACTTGCACGCCAGGCTATTGCTGCGTTTGGCTGGATACCGGTTGGCACTTTCCAGGCAGGGGCAACAATCTCATTGCCTAATCAGATCCTGAAAGACACAACAGACGGTGAATACTACCGCTGGGATGGGCCTCTGCCGAAGGTTGTTCCTGCCGGATCTACGCCTGCATCTACAGGCGGAACTGGTGTCGGGGCATGGATTAGCGTTGGCGACTCTACACTAAGATCAATGTTGGCGTCATCAACGGGGGCAGGGCTCATTGGAACCAATCATCGTGGAACCCTTGCTGCCGACTTGAACGCTATAGACAGACGGCCTGATGGTTATTCTGGTGATATTGATGCGGTGTTGGCAAATGGTAGAGACGTGGAGATTAACGACGACAGATCCAGAACTTCGCCAGTCCTCTTATCATCAGGAAAAATGGTCAAAGGCGCAGGTGGCGTTATTACCGAAACTACAGGTAAGGCAGCAGTTATTCGCGCTGATGCTTATTTTGATTCTTCAGACATTGACGGAATTACCGTTAAAGACGTAAATATCATAGGGTCCGTATCCCCGACCGACGACACTAATGAATCTGTTGAATCCTTTGGCGTGTTTACACGAAATACAAAGTATACTTATATAAACAATATTCGTGCGCAAGGTCTTTCCGGTGGCGTCTTCTTGGGGCGAGCTAAAAGCGCAATCGTCAACGGTGTTATTGCGCATGATATGGTCTATCACCCAAACCAATCCAGAACCGGTTACGGCGTACTTACTGATAACGCTAAAGAATCTATCATCAATAACGTGGTTATGGACGTCGCCGCGTCGCCAAACGGTCGCCATGCGCTATATCTATCCACCGGTACGGGCGGTGACACCTCGGGTAACAGTAACCTTATCGCAAATAATATTGTTGGTCGGTGGGTCGGACGCGACGACCGAAACCAGTGGTTCTCAAACATACGTACAGGTCAACGATTTATCGTTAATAATTGCGTTCAAGAAGGCGGTAACGGTGGGATTGCCATTAACCCAGAAAATGGCCCAGTAACTGATTATATCCTTAATAATGGAGTTTTTGAGGTTATAAGCTATGGGACCGTTGCCGTATATGGTATAGGTCAAGGCGCATCCGGCACCCAAGGTAACAATAGCCTTCGGTGGCTTATAAGCAATCAAAACGTTCACATCAGGGTTAAATCCGGGGCTTCAAGGGCGGTGGGGGTCGCTTTTAATATAACTGGCTCCCAGGGGTTATTAACAAACTGTGTTATTACCGCTCCTGGTGAGTCGACCCCGATTACTGTGGGAAATGATCTCCAGAATGGTGACGTGAGTGGAGTAACAATTAGCAACATACATGATAACATCGCCGGAGGTAGTGCTTCTGTAGCACCGTTGATAGCCTTCACCGGTTCTGCGGTTAATAATGTTACAGTGCGTGGGATAACAACTACACGAAGCCCTGTATTTTCTCGATTATTCGTTGTTACCGATTTAACCGTCGATTTCACCCGTAAAGCTCGCCTTACTTTCAACAACGGCGTATTAACAAAATCTGATGTCGAAGGCATTACCGGAGCGGTAACACCCTCTGCCACAGGTTTCACCATCGTTTTCCCAAGCCATGTCACACAGAAGGCTGTAGAAAATTTGGTAATCAGGATGCTTAGCGCCGGACAAGTTAATATTGCCAACATAGGTAATAAAACTGTAACTTTTAACACTTATACCAATGGTGGTAATGTTCTTAGTATGCTGACTGGCAGCTATACTTTTGATCTGACTCTGTTTAGTTAGATTCCATCAAAATGGTATAACTGATACCAAAAAGTACGGGCGCATGCGCCCGTACTTTTACTTCAATTTAAAAACAATGGCATCCTTGTAATAAAAAGTGTCAAACAGGGCATCTGAATAAATCGTTTGCTTATCATCTTTTCTCAAGAAAATCTCGTATTCTTCTGCAACCTTCGGCGCAGGGTAGCCAGAAGAAATACCATACTGAGACATAAGACCATATTTAAATCTATAGTTATTAAAGGCGGAAATAACCATATATCTAGCCATGCTAAATGATTTAGTTACCCGCACAGCATATTTTGGTAATCTTGGTTTACCGGTTATGTATATGTTTTTGTGATCTGCGTTGTAACGTTTGAAGTATACGCTAGCTATTTGCGTTGCTAAGAATCTATCATTTTTCGCAAC